CTAATCCAATCGTGAACAATTTGCCAAGACCACATTTCTTCATCAACAACGAATTCCATATCAAAACTTCCAAATTGGATTTTGTCTCCAGGAATAGGAAAATCTGAAAATGGTGTCGGGTGTATTGCTGGTCGAGACCCTAACCCTGGTATATTGACTTCTTGGCAAAAATATGTTACTGTGGATATTTTAGGAAATACCACTTGAAACTTTGACGCTTGAAGTTGGTTTGTGTTCGATGGATTTCTACTAATTGCGCTCATATATTTATTCTAAATAATGAAAAAAAGTATTTATTTATTTTGAGTTGTAGGTTATAATGTTTTAAAAATGGGAGGTTATTTATGGTTAGGACGATTGTAGCAGAAACTAAATTGGATTGTGAACATTTATTGGGACAATTCTTAGAAGAAAGTCATTTTGACGAAATTATTGACGAGGACTGCAATTTTTTTGCTCCACCCTCTTGTGGTATTGAAGAAAAAACTAATTGCGAAACGAAAGAATGCAATAAGTGCCCAAAAGGTATTGACGAGGATGGAGTAATTTTCATTCTGAGGAAAAACTTCTTTACAGAAGAAGAACAATTGAACGCCCTTGAAGGATTAAAAGGTGCGGCAACACAATCCCAAAATAGGGGTATTGCTGCTGGTCCTAGAGGAGAAAAACTTAATAACAGAGAATGGGTGACAGAATATCAATTAGAAATTTTAGACTATTTTTCTGACCCTATTCCAAACCTTTTTGGAGAAGATAAAATTGCTGAAATTCAAGCAAACCGTAATCCTGCTAAAGATGAGGTTGGCACAAGAGGTTATGTTTGGTTGACGTCAAAAACTCAAGCCGAAAATTTTGATTTTGATTCTTGGGTCGATATTACTAGAAACCTTTCTTCTGAAGAACAAAAAACCGAAGCGGAAAGAGTTAAGAAGTTTATTTCCGAAACAAATTATGCTGCTCCTGTATTTTCTGGTGTTGCGGGTTATATGGATAGATATCCGCGTATTGATTGGGGTAGAGCAACCGCTTATACAGCAAATAACCCAGAAAAGTTTAAATTGGCGTTTCCGTTCCTTCAGAAACTTGCAAAGGGGTTTTCTGAATATTTGCCAAGAAGGTTTAATTTTCAATCAGAATGTGCTAAAAAAATTGATCCGCTGTTTGTCGTCCCAGGCACACCTTTTACAACAATCACTGTAAACAAAACCTTTAGAACAGCAGCGCATAGAGATGCTGGAGATCTTCATCAAGGGTTTTCTAACCTTTCCGTATTAACTAATGGAAAGAAGTATTCTGGCGGTATGTTGGTCCTTCCAGAATTTAGAGTTGCCGTAAATGTTCGTCCCGGCGACCTACTTTTGATTAACAACCACTTTGGTATTCATGGAAATACCCCTATTGTATTGGAAGAAGAAGGCGCAGAAAGGTATTCTGTGGTTTGTTATTTCAGAGAAAATATGTTAAAGTTGGGTCCAAAAGAATATGAAGATTATCGTTTTAATTTCATTGAAGGTCGCCGTCTAAATAAAGAACATCCAATGTGGCGTCCTCTTTGGAATGGAATTTCTCCTGGCTGGGTCCATTCTGAAGAATGGAAAGAATACCTACTAAAACAACCAAATGGAGAAAAGTATCTAAAACGGTTTCATCCAGAATTAATAGATACTTCTAAAAACCTTCTTGAAGATTTCTTTTAAAGGATATATTATGAGCGAATTTAAATGTGGGGATAGTATCCCAAATATTGATAAAGAAGAATACGATTATTTGTTTTCAAGCCCCCCTTGTTATGAAGACTTGAAGTTTTTTGGCGTTGATGTAAAAGAACCAGATTCTTATAAAACAAAATTTTTGGATTTGGTCGTCCCTTTGATGAAACCTAAATCTGGAACTGTGACTATTTCTTTTACAGGAGCCAGAAGAAATAATTCAAGAATTTTACCAAAGTTTTTATACCTTAACCACTCTTTTATAGAAAACGATTTTTATCTTCGTGACGTAAAATACTCCAAAAAAACAGATAGTTATAACGCATATTCTTCACAAATTTTGCATATTTACACTTTCCAGAAAAATACAACTAAAGGTACATATAATTTAAAAAACGACAAATTATATCAAAGATATGGAAAAGACTTTTGGGGACCGTTTGGGAAAGAATTGAAGATTGACGGTGAAGTTGTTGGACAACCGATAGAGATAGCAGAATATTGTATTGAAAATTTTACCAATGTCGGAGATACAGTATTTGACCCCTTTGCTGGTATTGGTACTACTTTAGGAGCAGCAAAAAATCTTAATAGAGATTATGTTGGATACGAATTAAGAGAAAATATTTGGAAGTTTGGTAAAGAACATTATGGAATATAAAGATTACAGGCTCTTAGAAAACCGTCAAGAAGGGTTCGATAAGTTTTACGAATTTCACTGCATAACAAACGATTGTAGTCCTGATATAGCTGTTGAGCGTTGGATTGCCGACGATTTAGATTACGATTTTGAGAAGCGTTGTGTAATGGGATTATTCCACGGTGCGACATACGCTGGACCTTGTGAAACTATGTTTTCTGATAAATTTCCGATTATAAATTCAGAAGTACAACCAGTAGTAGATTTTTTCTTTGAGCATAAACAAAGGCTATTATTTTCTCCGGATTGTAAGTATAGAAAAATGGTGTTTGATAAATTTCTATATTCTGTTGGAGAATCAATTAAACCTTACGGAACGTTAGGTAAGTTTATTTCTTCTTGTTTCGAGTCTGACGATAAATTTAAAAATTACGACACACTAAAGAAAAAATGTCAAGATAATTGGTTTCACTGGGGTAGAATGGGTCATTGGTGCTTTTCCGAAGCTATCGCTAGATTTATTGATGCCCCGATATTACCCCCAACAATGGAATTTAACGAAGGAAAAAGCCATCGTTCTGGTTGGGCGTTTTGTATTGGTAGAGACGATTTGGTTGGAGATAATGTTTCTAAAGAAGAAGTTGAATACCTGGAAGAAACTGCAGCAGAATATATTAAAGATAAAACTTATAAAAATGCTGGATTATTTACTTTAGAAACTGCTTGTTGTAATTATAAAAGGCAACATAAAGGTTCTAGATATGGTGGTTGTTATGTAGACGAACAACAATGGGAAATAAACCATATGAGGAACCTTTGGCCAGAATATAATTGGTTGTGGGATAAGTATATGGAAGGTCGTCAAGCGGTTATTCCTTCTTCTTTATTGTTTGAGAATTTTCCACAAACTTTACCAGACGCTTATTGTAAAGATTGGGTTAATTGCCTTAAAGACCATGGAAGAATTCCAAGAATTGAAGCGTATTTCAATAATGAACCTCAAAAATGGGTTTCTATTAAGAATATGCCGTTTTATAATAATAGTTCGTTTTCTTTTGAGGATTTTGTATGAGAAATATAATTGGAATTTCTGGCGTTCCAGGGACAGGCAAAACCACTTTGATGTGGAAATTTATTGATCAATATAATTGGATTGAAACCGAACCAGTAAAATTGGTTCCCGCTCTTTATAATGCAGAATTAGATTTGTATATACTTGGTAAATACGAAAAAGGTGAAGTATTTGCTGGTACAGATAGATTATCAATGGCTTGTCAGCCAGCAGTCGTAGAATTTATTTCTAACAATACTTCTAATATTTTATTTGAAGGCGATAGATTAACCAATTTTAAGTTTTTTGATTTTCTTTTGAGTTTAAAAGAAACCAAGGTAAATTTCGTAGTGTTAACTACAAATAAAAATTTATTGAAGGAAAGATACGATTTTAGAGGTAGTAATCAATCAGAAACGTTTTTAAAAGGTAGAAATACCAAGATTGATAATATTTTAGCCAATTTTGAATATATGGATTATACTGAAGTATTTCCTAACGATAAGTTTGACGATCAAAAAACAATATTAGAATTTATAGAAAAGAATTTAAAATAATAAAAAAGGGGACCGAAGTCCCCTTTTCGTTATTCCCTAATAGATTAGGCAATGTTCTTAACTGTGAAGATACGATAGTAAGTATTCTTACGAGCAGTTAGAGCGCCACCGCCAACATTAGTAGGAGCAGCACCTTCAGCAAATGGGTTTGCAACCATACCATAACGGGTTTTGAATCCGATTTTTGGTTGGAAGGTAGCAGGATCAACTGCACGAACCATTTGTAGAGGTACATATGGGCAATAGAATAGACCTGAGTCATAAGGAGAAGTACCCTTATAACCAACGGTAACTAGTTCAGTACCAGCAGACATGCCATTGAAGTATGGGTCGATATAGACCTTAATACGACCATGTAGCATACCGCAGAAAGTATTACCAGTATCGTCAACTTGTAGATCAGCAGATAGTGCTGGAGTGTATTGTAGAACACCAGCCATTGCTAGAGCAGAAGCTACGTCAGAAGAAACGATAAGGATATTACCTTTCCCTCTACGAGTTTCTTTCGCAATTGCGTTAGCTTCGCGTTCGATGTGGTAAATTAGACCCTTGAAACGTTCAACAGACCAACGACCGTTAGAATCGGTATCTAGATCGAAAACGCCTGGAGTAACAGTACCCCATTGAGCACCTGGCTTAGCAACAGTGTAGATCGTACGGATAACTTCACGGTTAATTTCCGCTAGGATTTCAGTAGATAGAATGTTGCTTAGTTCGGTTTCAGCGTCTAGACCATGGATAGCTTTTAGGTCTTGAGCTAGTTCTAGAGAATATTCTGCCTTTAGAGCGCGAGTATTCGCAGTAACAGTTACCTTGTCAATGCTTAGTGCCATTTCTGGGAAAGCAAGACCAGCAGCGTCTCCTAGGTTTTCGCCTTGAGCGGTAGATAGACCTTTACCAGTGGTGAACGCAGCGGTGTTAGCAACGTTTGCGACTGGGTTGGTAGAAGTATCGCTATTATTAGAAACACCAACAATACCAGAGAAGATAGTATTGGCTTCGTTATAGAACGCTTCTGCGCCAGTTTGTGAACCGTATTTGGAACGTAGAGCAAAGATTAGTCCAGTAGGACCAGTCATTGGTTGTACGCCAGCAACGTCATAAGCAATCAAATTAGGTAGAGCACGTCTAACTAGGCTGATTAGGATTGGATCGAAATTGCTGATAGAAGAACCAGTTACGTTGGTTGGTGCTTCCATTAGGGTTTGACGATCGGAATCCATTGCTGCTTGTTGGTTTTCTAGAACCATAGCAGTAACGGCTTTCTTGTATGGGTCGGTAATGGTAGGTAGTTCTGGATGATCTAGAACTGGACTCCATTTATTCATTACTTGTTCGTCTAAGTACATTGTTGTTTCTCCTTAATATTTGGTATTAATTATTTATAAAAATTAAAACTTATAAAGTTTTCCGATTTTATTAACGTATGCTTCGATTACAGGATCGACAACTTTTGTCGTAGCATCTTCATCGAATTCAACGGTTTCGTTAAGTGCGTCTGGAGAAGCAGATTTAATGGTAGTTGGGAAATAAGATTCCTTAATGGTTTCCAACTTATCAGAAAAATCTTCTTCAGAAACAAACTCTACACTTTTAGCTAAAGACTTAATTTTCTCTGCTTGAGAAAGGGTTAAACCTTCGCATACAGCATGAATTGCTTCTTGCTTTTCGTGTTCGTAAAGTTTCTTCTTAAGTTCGATATTCTTTTCGATATGTTCGTTGACTGTATCTTCTAGTTCTTCAACCTTAGATACTAATTCTTCAACAACGTCAACTCTATCTTCTGGAATATCAATATAGTGTTCAACAAACACATTCTTTAAAGCTCCGATGAAATCTTCTACGATCTCAGAACGAAGTCCTTTTTCGACGGCAAGAGTATTTTCTTCCATCCAATTTTCTACTACATAGTCAAGATAAGAATCTAGCTTTTCGGCGAAATCTTCTTTGACTAGTTCAACAGTTTCTTCAAACTGTTCAGTGAATTTTTCTTCCAGTTCTTCGGCAATCATTTCTACACGAGAATTAACTGCGGCTTCGAAAATCATAGAAGCTTTACCTTTGAATTCTTCAGAAAGGTTTTCGCCAGAAAGCATTGCTTCGATATCTTCTTTCATAGTTTTATCCATTTCTGCTTTCTTTGCTTCTTTCTTAGAAATTTTTTCCATTTGATCTTTTGCAGAAC